TGTTAGTGGTATTTTCATACGAACAAAACCACTCAAGATGAACGCTCTCTTCTGAAAGTTTTCGTCTTTTTTATATCTAATCGGGGTAGCCATCGTCATCACTTTCGTTTGAATAAGTATTTCCAGATCTATGCTCTACCTTGTAGGCAGTCACGTCTGAGTACACTTCAGATTCTAATGATTCCACCAGGAGTTTCAAGTTTTTGACGATAAGTTTTAGTCTTTCTTTATCCATGGTAGCACAGCGTACACTACTAATTATAGCACAAAAAAAGGGAGGTTTTTCAACCTCCCTAAAATCACATTCTCATAGCCATCGCAAGTTGTGCTTGCTTCAGTTTATTTTGTTTTTGAATTTGAATACGAATCACATTTAACCAATTCATTTTGCTACCTCCTGATTTTTGCAGGGACGATAGGCAACACCACGATAGGTATTAGATGGATGAGCTGGTGCATGAGTTTCACAATACCATTTCTGATATTCTTGCTTGGGGATGTCAGTATTATACTTGCATCCACGGTAAGTTGCGATTGACATTAGGGTTCTCCTTAATTTTGAGGCTAAAGAGCGTTCCTTCAGTCGTTTGCGTTCGCTATTTGCGAATAGCGAATGAACGATCCGTTCCGCGACTTACTTCCGTCGCCTTAGGCGATGAACGTATATCTAATTATAACACAGATTTTGTAAAATAAGATACCGTTTTACGTATTTTAATTTTCCGAAAGATAAAATGATTCCCCCCTTGCACGACACACTCTTCTAACTCTTACGTTGTACTTTGCTTCTGGCTCTTCTGTAAGTAACTGTTTTGCAAAGTCAAATGCCGACTGATACTTTGAAAATTTGAATACTTGATCATAAGTTTTCGCAGAAACAAGAACGCCATCGCTACGTTGTAGTTTCATAGTATGCCAAGATGTTGGATCTGATGTTTTACAATAATGAATACACCAGTTACCATTTGAATCTGAAATCATTTCTTTTTCTTTGTTGGTTGTTGACTTCCCCATAGTTTGGGATTGACACGACCTTCAGTTTGTTTGAAACTGATAAGACCTTCTCTATATCTATCCCAATAATAATCAAAGATATCTACTTTTTTATTGCAGATTACTATATCATAACAGATATCATCATCTTCGTACTCAACAATATAAGCAGTATATGGCAGAGACTTGTCATCTGCCAGAGAAGGATCGCAATTTTGATGAAGAATTTTTACGCTCAACTGCGACCTCCCCACTTGATCTGAGGATATGCCTCCTCCACACACTGCTTGGTGATCTTCCAACGCTTGCCAAGCTTCTTGTCTTTCATTAAACATAGAACTTCCGCTTCACCGCTATGAAGACCCTCAAGAAGTTGAATGAAGAGGGTTTCACGACGGTTCTGAGAAATGTTTGCACCGCCTCTGAAGAACAGATAAAGCTTGCGGTACTCATGAATGAGTTTAGTATGCTCTGTGTCCTCTGGGGCGGCGTTGGATGTGTAAGGAACATCACCTTCTGGAAGCATCGAGACTACACTTTCATCGAAGTTAGCAATCAGAATTTGTCTGAGTGCTGGAGTGTTATACTCCTGTAAAAGTTTGATCTTTTCTGCTTTAGTTTTTGCGTTGCTTACTTTTTGTAGCACTTCATGGATTAATAATTGCATAACCTAATTTGTATCATATGTGTATTTAGTCCTCGTAATCTTCGTCGTAATCTTCATCGACAAAGCGTACTGATAGGAGTTCTTCGTTGATCCACTGACCATCTCCATCAAGCATTTCTGGATGTACGTTTTCTCATGTAGCTTTTCGTTTGCTGTCCATCCAGCAATCACTCCAACACACAGAAAGATAAATGAAACTGTTGCTGAAAAGTAAACGATTGCTGCTTGCGCCATTTGTTCAACTCCGAACTAGTCTTTTTCCTTGCCCCACCTAATTTCTAAGTTGAAGTAGACTTTTCTTCTTAGGAGGGTGAATACCTTATTAATGAGCACACCATGCTCTGGTTTTGGTTCTTCCTTCGGTTTAGCCCCCCTAAGCATGAGCTCCACACCTCTATTTATTTTGAGTTCAGACATTTTTCTTGGATGATACTAATCCTTTTTCTAAAAATAGTTTTGCTGTCTCTACTAATCCCCCAACATGTTCTCCGTCTATAATAACATATGGATACCCAGTACAATCAGGAAATTTATTTAAGAATTCTTCTCGTGTCAGATCTGTTCCAACAGAAACCATAGTGTATTCTACATTTGCGCGAGAAAATAATTCTTTTAGTTTCTCGCAGTAGAAACACCCTTCGGTAGTAAAAGCAGTTATTTGCATAAAAAAAGAGGGTCTTTCGACCCCCAGTATATCAGATTGTATCTAACTTGTCAACCGATTGCAGGTGCAGTAAGAGCAACAGGAGTGCTATCAGCAGCAGCAAGATCGAGGGGGAAGTTGTGAGCGTTGCGCTCGTGCATCACTTCAAAACCGAGGTTAGCACGGTTGAGAATGTCTGCCCAAGTGTTAATCACACGACCGTTGTTGTCAAGCAGAGACTGGTTGAAGTTGAAACCGTTGAGGTTGAAAGCCATGGTGCTAACACCAAGAGCAGCAAACCAGATACCAACTACAGGCCAAGCAGCAAGGAAGAAGTGGAGACTACGGGAGTTATTGAAGGAAGCATATTGAAAAATAAGGCGACCGAAATAACCATGAGCAGCTACGATATTGTAGGTCTCTTCTTCTTGACCGAACTTGTAACCGTAGTTCTGGGATTCTACTTCTGTGGTCTCACGAACGAGTGAAGACGTAACCAAACTTCCGTGCATAGCACTAAAGAGACTGCCACCAAATACCCCAGCCACGCCAAGCATATGGAACGGATGCATAAGGATATTGTGTTCTGCTTGGAAGACGAGCATGTAGTTAAAAGTTCCAGAAATGCCAAGCGGCATACCATCACTGAATGAACCCTGTCCAAAGGGGTAGACCAAGAAAACAGCAGTAGCAGCGGCAACAGGGGCGCTGTAAGCAACACAAATCCAAGGACGCATACCCAGTCGGTAAGAGAGTTCCCACTCACGACCCATGTAAGAGAAGACACCGATGAGGAAGTGGAATACCACTAGTTGATAGGGACCACCATTATATAGCCATTCATCGAGTGAAGCAGCTTCCCAAATGGGATAGAAGTGGAGACCGATGGCGTTGCTAGAAGGAACAACAGCACCAGAGATGATGTTGTTTCCATACATTAGAGAACCAGCAACAGGTTCACGGATGCCGTCAATATCGACGGGAGGTGCAGCAATAAAAGCAACGATGAAACAGATAGTAGCAGCGAGAAGAGTTGGAATCATTAGGGTTCCAAACCAACCAACATAAAGACGATTGTTGGTAGAAGTCACCCACTCGCAGAACTGTTCCCAAGTGTTGCTTCCACGCTGTTGAGCGATGGATGCAGTCATAGTTATTAAGACAGTAAGGTTTACATGTAAGAAAACAAACGTAACGAAATGTGAGGATCTCGTAACATTTGTTTACCTATTTATTATAACCCGTGCCCCTTTCGGTTGTCAAGGGGCAAAGTCGGGTATAAATACTCAATTGCGCCAGTTCAGTAACTGGCCTCGTTGTACTCCACCTGACACGGCTGGATCTCGTGGATACTCATGTCAACAGACTTGTCAACCAGTCTCTGCTCCAATTCGTCAACCGACAGACTGTGTGCTACTACTTCTGTTGAACTAGAATTTTTTTTATAAACGTGAAAAACTTGATCGTTCATCATATACCTCTATGATAAAAACAAAAAAGGGACCATCCTGTTATTTGGCAGGGGTCCCTCTGGCTTGCGCCGACGATATTCAATTGTTATTTATCAAAGAACACCAGGGATAATTTGACCCGTGGTGAGATAAGTTCCAACAGCAATTACGAAACCTAGCATAGCAAGACGTGCGTTGAGGATTTCTGCCTCTGGGGTAAAACCGAATTTCATTTTTGTTCTCCTTGATATAAATGTTTTTGTTTTAGT